TACCGGGAAGCGAACAAGGAGCGGATCGTTGCCACAGAGAGAGCCAGACGGGAGATGAGGGCGGCGTACCAACGCGAGTACCGGGAAGCGAACAAGGATTCCCTGAGAGCCAAGAGGGAAGCCACGAAGCGCCCACGGGTGTACTGCATTACATTCGCCAATGGCTGCTACTACTACGGCAAGTCAACCCGTCCTGACCTTCGGTTCAATGTCCACAAGAGCAAATCTGCGAGGGGGTGTCACACAGCCGCCCTCAACGAGCAGGACTGGAGCACCGCCACATGGCGGGTACTGGTGGAGTGCGACACCGACGACGAGGCTCTTGAGGTCGAGTCCCAGATCATCGAGGAACACATGGACGACCCCAACTGCCTAAATGTGAAAGTCAAGGAGAAGCGGTCCCGCCTCTACTGGGTGTACGTCTTGCAAAGTGAGCAGAAGCGGGTGAGTCCCAAGACGGGTCGAGTCCTCCCCGGCTACTTTTACGTTGGGATGACCACAGATCCGGCTCGACGGCTCCGTGAGCACAACGGGCGCTACGCCAACGGCAAGATGGGCAAGAAGGGAGGAGGAAAGTGGACTTCCAAGCACCGTCCGTGGGTCGCCCGAGCCTGCTACGGCCCGTACTACAGCCGCTCCGAAGCCCTCCGTGCAGAGTATAGGCTCAAGCACTCCAAACGCGGGAAGGCACGGTGTCACTGGACGCCAGAGGACTCACCCCTGTGCCGTGGCGAGGGTGTAGATCATCCGTGGGTGGCTGACCCTGTGGGGTGGAGACCGCCCAAGGCGTAGTCACTCACCACAGCGTGATCTCCTGCGTGTCCCCGTCCTCGATGGACGCCCACGGAGGCTCAGCGAGCATGGCCTCCAGCGCAGTCGGGAAGGACAGCGCCATCCCCCCATCGGGTTTCTGTCGGAGTTCCCACACCCGCGCACTCTTGCGGACGATGACGGGTCGGACGTTGTGGGTGAAGGGTCCGTTCCACACCCACATCTCAGTGGGTTCCTTGGGCAGATAGGTCCACCCCTCGGGTGCCGCCGATGTGACCACCTTCTCCACCCGTAGAACGCGGAGAAGGTGGTCCCGGTCGGCCAGCAGGGACTCGATCTCCCCTCGCCATGCGGGGTCGATGTTCGACAGGTTGTCGCGGAGTTCTCGGTGGGGGTCAGTCATCACTCACCGTCGCCTTCTTGATGGACCGGACGACTCGGGCTGGGCGGGTTCGTCCAGTATCTCGATGGACCCGCTCGTGGGAGAGGTCGCCAGCGTCCGCCGCACAACCCACGGAGCAGAAGAAGCGGGGTGCGGCGTCATAGTCGATGTACTTCCGACCGCATACCAGACAGTGAGCCTCACGCCTTGCCATCTTCCACCTCCCGCAGTCTGCTACGCATCTCGTAGTACGCCTTCCGCATCGCAGCGTTCTCGGCCCTGACGGACTCCAGTAGTGCCAGCCCCTCTGCCAGCACTTCGGAGGTGTCCGCCGTCCGCTCCGGTTGCCGTGCTCGCCACGCGAGACGGCGCATCGACCGCTGGGCCTTGTCGATGGTGGGGCAGGTGTGGCCGGGTGGCTTCGCTTGTGTCTGGTTCTGGTCAGATGCCGACATGATCCCGCCAATCGGCGGCGACCTTTCGGATGGCCCGCATCACCTTGGAAACGAAGTCGGGGGGTTCGTTCATCGCAGCGGCGATCTCGCTCTTGCGGAGCCCATGTGATATGAGGTTGTAGCAGACCAAACATGCCATATCAAAGGAAGCCACAATCAGGAGTCCTCGTCGTAGGTCAGGGTCAGGGTTCCCACCTGACAGAATTCGGCCCCGCCTGGGTCTATGTTCTTTGAGCCAGTGTCGTTCCCCACGATGTAGGTGACCGAATACTCGTGGTTGACGGGGGAGTCCCCAACCGCGACGGAAACCACAGCCCTGTTGGCAGTTATTTCTTTTCTGCGGGAGGATTTGGCAGACTCGGTGGTATACCCCTCAGCTTCGAGGGTGGCGTCATCCGAAAATCCCGGTATAGACATACCCTTTTCACCAATAATGAAGGCGTAACCGGGACCCAAAGCGAGGGACTGAAGAGTGGAGGAGGAGGGCAAAAGTTCTAGCTCCAAATCGTCTTGGAATACCGCCTTGAAGTCCCCTTCCTGACCCCCGCCGTCAACGGTTGCGGCGGAGAACTCCTGGTTGAGGATAAACACAGAAGAAGCCGAAGCCACCAACCCCGTGAGAAGGGTGCTTTCCGCAGCTGTATCGGTCGACAGTTGCTCCCTGACGACGGTGCTGCCTTCCTGACGGACCATCTTTGTGAGGGGAACGACCACGTATGAAACGCCACTGGTTCCCTCGATGACGTTTATGATGTCCGACTGCCTTACTGGGTCCCCCAACCGAAGCTGGCCGAAGAAGTTGTTGAGGTTTGTTCTGAGCGAGGTGTCAGCCACCCCGGTATCCACGCCCGGAGACAGAAGTATGGTGGCTTCCACGTCTATGGGAATGGGAACTGCCTCCTTCACAAGGACATCTGCAGTAGCGTGTTTGGTCTGGTCTATGGAGTCCTGGGTGGTTTTGACTATCAGGTTGGTGGTGTAGGTCACGGTGAAATTCTCGTCGTGTTCGTACGATACGAGAACTATCGCCCCACTCGGTATGGAACTTGAATCCGTTCTGGTTATGCTCACCGCAGTGGTCTGGGTACCGAGGGTTATCTGGTAGTCGGGAGCGCCACCCGGATCGAGTGGTCCAGCATAGGTGGTGAGGCCATCGGAGCTTTTCACCACTATGGTGAGGAAGTTGGTCCCCAGGCTGTCCAGAAACTCCGGGTACTGACCCACCAGAACGTGCTGCTCGTCCGTCACGGAATTCGTGTCACCACTGGGGACGGAGTTTCCGCTGTCGTCTGTGTACCCGACCACCGACAAGAAGTCCCCAGCCAGGATAGACCTGCCGTAAGACAAGGGGGCATTGGGATGAACGAGAGTGTACGCCGAGCTGGGAATGTCGCCGCTTACAGCTCCTTCAAGGGAGGTGACCCCAAAGACGGGCTGTCTGACGAAGACGAAATCCGTGCCAGTGCGTTTCCGATAAGAACCCAACACCACGTCCGTGAGGTCCACAGACGGTTGGACCAAACTAGTGTCCAACTCTATGGTGTTGTAGGAGACTATCTTGACTCCCTGCAAATCGAAAGCCTGCCCGGTGGAGGCGTTTACGAACTCATAGCCTATAACGGAGTTGTCCAGCATTTCAATGATGGGGTCAAACTCGGACAGGTCGGAGTCTATGGCCCTGAACGTCAAAGAGGCGGTATCCAGAACCTCGAATTGAACGTCCGACTTGATCTCAAACGTGAAGGCGAAGGAATCGGTGACCGTGGTGAGGTTGGTTCCCTGCACCCAAACGTCCACCTTCCCACCCCTATGGGTCCCCGTCTGGTCGAGGTCCCGCTGCATGAGTGGGTCCCCAGCCGCCACGACACCTGACTTTATGACACCGGGGGTGTTCGCAGCAGACTGCTGGTACCCTTGCTTGGTGCCTGAGTCCACAGAGGACAGTCGGTTCTGCACTCTGGTGGTGAGGGAAAGGTTGCTCTCCCCTTCCTGACCCCCAAAGGTAGAGGCGGAATTCGTGACGCGAATTTTGGAGCCCACGTTGGACAGGATCTTGTTTATCTGACCAGCACCCAGGTTGGTCTGAGTTCCGACTTCTACAGACCGGATGGGGGCGTTCACCTTGTAGAACCCAGAAACCGGGTCATAATAGGAAGCCAGCTGCCCCACGGGTATGGAAACGTTCTGGGTGACGGAAAAGGTCTGGCCCCCACCGGAAACCTGAGTTCCTATAGGTATGGAAACCGTGGTCTGGGGTCTGGTGGAGGTGAAGAAGGTGACTTCACCTCTGGCCGAGACCCCAGCCTTGCGGGTGACACCGAAGTTTGAGGCGTAAGACTCGAAAGCCGAGTCTATGAGGTCCTGCACCTGGGAATCGGTGTCGAAGTACAACGCGGACTTCAGTCCCGATTTGTAGGTGCTCTGGGAAACGGGGACGCTGGTTCCGGAACCGTCGGGGTCGTCTATCTGAAGGAGAAGGGCCGGGGTTCTGGCCCGGTTGTAGAAGTCCAATATGAACCGGAGCTTCTCAGACTCGGAGGTGAAGGGGTCTATGACCGTGTCGCGAAGGACTGACCCCACCTCCACCTTGACCTGAGGGTTGCTCCGGAATATGGCAGTGACGAACTGCTGGAGTATATCCTGCCTGGAAGCGGTGCCTATCGAACCGAGGAGGCGGGTGACCGTCGCGGGATGGGCAACGACCTCAGCCGAAAAGGCAGACTCGTATTCGAGCTTCTGGATGGGGTCGTAGAAGACTGCAGTCGCCACGTAGTACAGAGGCTCGGTGTTTGAGAGAGACCGGAATTCGGATACGCCAACGGTTGGGACGACAGAGGTGGGGCCGAAACTGCGGTTGTGGTCAAAGCTGAAGACCTCGACCGTGCGGATCTCTTCGAGCTGAGAAACGTACCTTATGGAAACAGCAGACTCTGGTATTTCGTACTTCTCGGAGAAGTCAGATTGAAGGAGAACCTCGTCTGAGTCCTCTTGTGACCCCGCCACCCTGAAGTACATGGGGTCGGCAACGTGATTGCCGTTGGCATCCGCCTTGACCGTAACGTCAAACTGGGAATTGGCGAACTGGGAGGTCTTCTGGATGGTGCTGGAAGTGGAAACCGTGTTGACGTTTATTCGGAAGTACCCAGAACTCCCACCCCCAGGAAAAGTGGAGGCGTAGAAGTTTATGCCCCGAAGGTACCCGTTGGGGTCATCGGGGGGTTCCACGTTGATGGAGACAGAGTTGTTGTTCTGCTCCACAGACACGGAGGTGGGGGAGTTGGCCACTGCTCCGGAATTGTCAAGGAACCTTATACTGGCCGTGGCGGGGGGAGTCACCGACCCATTGGGGAGGATAGCACGGATCTTGAAGGAGTTGACTCCCACAGAAAGCGCTATACCATCGGGCTCGTAGGAGGGGTCCGGGAAGGTCCAGGTTCCGTCCCCCCACCGCACAAGACCTTGATAGGAGTTGTACCCTGAGTCGTTGAAGTCTACCTGCACTTCCACGGCGGAGGAGGGTATGCTCCCGCTCAGGAAGACAGCCTGTAGATTCGTGGAATAGAACAATTCCTGGTAGGAAACCCCGTCGGGTCCCTTGATAGCGACGCTCATGACTCACCCAGTATCACACGGGTTGGCTGTTTCCCCAGGGACTGGCCGTTGGAGCCTGCGAGGGCCACGGCACCAGGCGCTGTATAGATCACAGTGGTTCTGACGGGGGAACCGGAACCGTTGGTAACTACTACCGATATGTTGAAGACAGTGGGGTCCGGACCCGGCTTGACGTCCACAGTCACCACCCTATACAGCCGCTCCTTGTTGGTGACCTGCTGGAAGGCCCCCTGCTTCCTCTGCAGCTCTTGGACTGTGTTCAGGGCGTTCACCACATCTTCTCTTATCCTTGCGGCCACGGCCCGAACGGACTTTGACCCCACCCGTTCCATTATCCTTGAACCATACCCAGGGTGGAAGGGATTGGACCCCCGAACGGTGAGTATAGCCTTGAGACAAACCTGCTGGAGCAGATTCTCGTTCACTATGGTCAGCAATTCCCCGGACGGGTTGAACCTGTAGTCATTCTCCACATATGTGGCTTGGCACCTCGGACACCTTTCCGGCATGGCAGAATAGGTGACCTTGAACGTGGGGTTCCCCCTGATGGGAGACACGAATTTGGGGTATCGAGCCTTGACTATGACCACCCTGCCTATGGTGGAAGCGGGGAAAACCTCGTCTCTCGACTCCAGGTTCCAAGCGGGGTACAGCTCCTTCCCTCTGGCCATCTTCTGGGAGAATCTGAGTGTGTCGGAAGCCTCACCCCCCACCCTCACAAAAGACCCCCGGCCAGCTTCGTAGGGGTCGGAAAGGGTGAACTTGTTGTCGGATACTCTGACCAGGCAGAACCCGTCCAACTTCAGCTTCAGGAATTCCACTATCCTCGTCACAGACACCCGGTCCCCGGTGGGGAGCCTGACCGTGACCTCGCCAGCGCTGGTGGTGACCGTGAACAGGTTGGCATCCGGACCAGCGAGGCCCAGGCAGGGTCTTATCCTGAAAGGCCCCTCCGGACTGTACAGGGTAGCTTGGTTATAGAGACCGGAAGGAGGGACATAGAAAGAGTCGTTTACCAAGACCCTGACTGTGTTGGAATTGGACACAGGGGCTCTGGTATCGAGTGACCGACGGTCGCTCCCCAGGGAAACTGGTTCCTCAACCACAAGGTGAGGGCAGGGAAACCCTATTTGTATTTCTTTACTCAATTCCACCTCTAAACTAAGAGCCGTATAACTCACCTAACGCTGGAAGAACATGAGGAACGTAAATTCTCTGATAGAAGGGTGGGTGAAGAAGAAGCCCGCCAAGCCCAGTCCCGAATTGGAAATGACCTCGAAGGAATTCTCTCAAGTTCTGAATTCGCCGAATTCGAATGACTTGAGGGTACCGGAAGACCTGAGTGGTAGAACCGACAAGAAAGTCAAGAAGAAGTCTACCAAGGTCAAGAAGAAGTCTACCAAGGTCAAGAAGAAGTCTACCAAGGTCAAGAAAAGCCCCAAGAGCACCAAAGGCCGTCCGGCGGCCCAAGTCATGACATCTCCCATCTCATCGGGGACATCGGAAGACATCGAAATCTCTGAAGACCAGGGGGTGGAATTGTCCCCGGACTGCGACTTCGGACTCCCGACCGTGTTCAAATGCGGACACACCAATTACAAGCACCACGGAATAACCGAGGACAGCCCACTGCAGGTGGAGGCCAGAGCCGAAGAATATTGTTGCCAAGCCCTGAGGGAGGCCACCCTGGACGCTTGGAGGCTCAACCCAAATATGGTCAACCGGAAGCGGCGAGCCCACCTCGGCGTGAATTGGAAGGTCAGAGGGCTCTACGAACCAGTTCCGGAAGCCATGAGAAGAAAGCCGACAAAACACAACGAGGGTTGGCCCGGTCTGTGCTGCGACCCAGCCACCGGACTGTACATAGGTGGTCTGGGGAACAACTGCCGATACTACCACGATGGACCGGAGCGGTGCGTGGTACACGCTTCCAAAAGGGTGATCGATTTTTCCGACGAGGAGTGAATCCTAACGGGGGTAGGACTCAAATCGGTACCCAGCCTTCTCCAGGAGTTCGACTGCGTTCACGATGCTCTCGATCTCTGCCTTGATGGGAACGTTGGGGTTGTGGCCCAGGGACTTGTAGGTCTTCACGATGTTGGCCGCGCCGCCAAGCACCTCCCCCAGAGACTTGTGCACCTGAGAGTCGGACACGAGGTACCTCCACCCACCAATGTTCCTCAGTTCAGCTTCGGCTTCCAGGTGGGGAAGCTGGGGGGTGTAGGAGACTCTGGCCTCACGAAGGGAGCCGAAGGAGGCAACCTTATGGAGCCGCATGGAGAACACGGTGGGACCACCGTGTTCCTTTTCGAGGTCGTTGACCATACGGTGAAGACCCTGTCTGACGTCGGACTCAGAAAGAGAGTACAGGTGCTTCAATGCCTTGTGGATGTGGCGGTCCTCCATCTTCGAGATGTTGTGGACTCGACCATCCTTGGTGACCCAAGACATAGGGTCCGATGACTCAGGAAATACCACGCTCATGAGAGTGCTCCAATGGGTTACGGGGGCATCCTCTTATACAGTCTGGAGCAGTTCAGCGGACCTTTGCGGAAATGGTCACGCTGATTTCGTAGGGATCCCGTTCCACGGGGAACACCTCCATCTTCAACGAGAAATCAGTCAACCTGCTCGACGCTGTGGGGGCGACTCTCCACGATCCCGCTGCTGGTTATGCGGACAAACTCGCAGTTGCCGATCATGGTGCTGAGGTTGGGGTGTCCGGTGTAACCCATGGCGGAACGCAAGCCACCGACGAGCTGGTACACGATGTCCCGAACAGAGCCCTTGTAGGGGACACGAGACTTGATACCTTCGGCCACAAGCTTCTTGGTGTTGTCCTGGAAATACCTGTCAGAGGACCCAGCCTTCATGGCGTCTATGGAGCCCATACCCCGATAGGTCTTGTACTTCCGACCCCCGTGTTCAAACACCTCGCCGGGTGACTCGTCGGTACCAGACAGGAGAGAACCCACCATGACCACAGTGGCTCCGACGCCTATTGCCTTGGCTATGTCGCCGGAAACTTTGATACCACCATCTGCGACTATATCGACGTCGTTGTTGAAGCAGAAATCAAAAGCTTCGTCTATGGCGGAAAGCTGCGGGAAACCCACCCCAGACACAACCCTGGTGGTACATATGGAGCCCGGACCTATCCCGACTTTGAGGATATTAGCACCCGCCTTCGCGACCGCTTCCGCGCCCTCCCGTGTGGCCACGGACCCAGCCAGGATATTCATGCCGGGGAAAGCCTTTCTGGCCAAGGAAACGGCACGGAGAACGCCTTCTGAGTGCCCATGCGCTGTGTCCACACAGAGGAGGTCGACGCCAGCTTCCACAAGGGCGTGGGCACGGCTCAGACCAGATTCCCCGATCCCAACTGCGGCACCGACCAGAAGCCCCTTGGACTTGACCTCGGAAACCTGACGAACCTGCTCCTCGACAGACAGATTCTTGTGGATGACCCCCAGTCCCCCTTCCTCAGCAAGGGCGATAGCCATCGTGGACTCAGTGACCGTGTCCATGGCGGAGGAAAGAATAGGGATTCTGAGGTCCAGACCCCCAAGACGCACCGAGGTGTCCACCTCGTTTGGCAGACACCTCGAATGAGCCGGGACGAGAAGAACGTCGTCGTATGTGAGGGCGGGGGTGTTGGAACGGAGCTTCATTGTGGGTACCTCCTAGTGGGTGTTGGAGATACCGTACCCCTTCTACCAATCCTCGTCTTCGTCCTCGTCCTCATACTCGTCCTCAAGCTTGCCGACCAACTTGGACACAGCCACAGCGTCTACAGCTTTACCTTTGACGAGTCTCCACAAGTCTCCCCAGGTGGCTGTGGTGTCTTCCCACCTCCAGCCACCTCCGCCTTCGTGCCCGCTCTTGGCCAATTCCAGAGCACTCTTGGTGCTGACAACAGCAACACCCTGTGACCTAAGGGCCTCCTCAACCTCTTTTCTGGCAGAACCCCTGAGAAGGGGAAGGATAGAGCCTATCAAGCCGAACCCGGCTGACTGGTTGTACTCTTCCTGTTCCTTCTCCACATAGCGGGTTGGGGAAGCTTCATCAAGGAACTTGCCGGACCAGATGTCGTTGTAGGCAACGAACTCAGAGTCCCCAAGGACCCGCTTCACCTTGCCAATTGCATCCAGTATTTCCTTGTGGGTGCGGGGGTCCAGGCCCTCAAGAACGACCTTCTTGGCTGCGACTTTGCTGAGACCAGACAAGATAGTCCTGCGCGACTTGTCTCCCTTCGGGAGCGAAGAAGCGAGTCGAATGAGGACCTTGCGATCGGAAGCAGTGAGATTCTTCATACTTATTTCTCCGGTTGGATGAAAGAACACCCAACCGGGACTATAAAAAACCCTAACGAAAAGGTCATTCAGGTTCCTGAGGAACCAAACCCCTTGGAGCCACGGTCTCCGTACCGCTCAGCGGCAGCATGAACGTCCTCCATCGAGCCAGCCACGACCTTGAGAGCCGGGATGGGGATGGGGATGGCCTGCACGACCCGCGACCCCTTGGGGAGGGTGACGGGCTGGTCGGTGGGGTTGTGGACCATGGCGAACAGCTCACCGGAGTACCCGGCGTCGATGACACCGGGAATGACCATCAGCTTGTGCTTCGACCACGTGCTGCTGCGCCCCACGAGGAACAGCCACGTTCCGGGGGGCGGGACCATGCGGGTGCCGCTGGGAACGTTGGAGTGGGTGTGGGGAGGAACCACGACGTCTTCGCTGGTGTACACGTCCCAGCCAGCGTCGGTTTCGTGGGCTCTTTCGAACTCGCCGTGGGTGACGAGGGGATTGCCAATCGAGGGACCGGGACCAGCCCCTCGATTGGTGTCACCCATGAACAACGCGATGGCGGCGTAGTTGATGGTGTCGAGAACGTCGTCGCGGACAGCTTCGAAGTCCTCTTCACCAGTCTCCAGCCAGCGTCTGATGCGAACACCCTTGTCGTGGATCATGCGACCCAAGACACCGTGGACTCCCTGGTCGTCAAGATTGGAAGTACCACGAAGTTCTGCCTTCTCGGTCATGACCGCAAAGGCTTCGTCAATTCGATCTTTGACCCCTGCAAGGAACTGGCGGGTGTTTTCATCAGACATTTCGTCTGTTCTCCGTTCTAAAAGAGGATGGTTTCGCTGGCCTTCGGCCCAATGCTGATACCGGCGACAGTGATCCCGGACACCCCATTGATCTCGTCCACGAGAGCCTGAGTCTCGGGAGCGAGGGATCCGTCCTCATTGACGGGCTTGCCGCCGTCGAGGTAGTCGCAGAAGGTCAAAAGCACCTTGCCCGCACCATTGCGGGCCACAGAGCGCTTGAACTCCTTCATATCGAAGCGACCGATGCGGCGGACCTTCTTGGTCACGGTGGTGCGCTCGATGACCACGCGGCCTGCGGACTTGGACACCTCTTCCCAGGTCATTTCGCCGGGGAGAGGACCGGAGGGACCAGCGACGCGGATCGGCATAGTGCGGGTGGCGTACCAGACGACCACGGGGCGGTCACCGGGGGGGACACCGGCCTCGGACATCATGGAGGCGACACCAATGTCGGCGCTGGTGGTCTTCGGCCAAGGACCGTGGAGAAGCGAGAGACCAGCACCCTGGGTGCCCTCCAGCAGGATGCGGTCGCCCTGCTGGATGATCTCAACGGTGTCGGCCTCGATCCAGCGACCCTTCAGCCCACGGGAAGCGACGGTGCCAGTGGAGAGTTCGCCGTGCCAGCCGAGCCCACGAGCGATATGGACAGCGCGAGCGATACCAACCCCCTTGCCCGTGGAGCCGATCTTGGCGTGGGCGTCACCCTTGGTGCCGCCCTCGAAGTCGCGGTGGTCCTGAGCGATGACGGCAGCGTTGGGATCAACGTAGAGGCGGTTGGTGATGTAGCCCTCACCGTATTCGGCCTCGATGCGGTCGATCTCTGCGTTGATCTGCTCCGGGTCGAACAGAGCACCCGCACCGATGACGAGCTTGGTGGTGGGGTCTTCCCAAGCACACGGGATGGACTGCATGACCCACGCCTTGCCGTCCTTGGTGTAGAAGGTGTGCCCAGCGTTGGGACCACCAGTCCGAACGGCAACGTCGAACCCGTTTCCACCGTCCATGTTCTTGACAAGGCAGTCAACGACCTTGCCCTTGCCCTCACTGCCGAATTGTGCGCCAATGACAGCAACCACTTCTCTCTTTCTACCACTCATGAGTCTGATCCTAAGGTTGTTAGGGGGTTGGGGAGTATACCAGTCGGGGATTCGGCGCTTACCTCCGCACGGTCATAACGAACGTGCGGAGTTTCGACAAAGAAGTCCCACAATGGTTCAAAGATTTCTGGGTTCCCCACTTTGGACCCGTTGACCTCAACTTCTCCGTCCCAAACCACAGTCTGGACGTGGGGAAAATCAGAAAATACCGACAGAACAACAGGAGGGATCACTTTATCACCACGATCCCTCGTGAGGGGTTGTGGACCAAGGTCCCGACCTTCCCCCCGTCGAACTTGTAGACCACCCCGACGTATTCTCGGTCTGGTACCATGACCGCCCAGGAGCTTGGGAGCCACGAGGCCGGGGACCTGTTCATGTTGGGGCACAAGCCTATATCAAAGTCTTCCCCGTACAGGAGGGTGAACTCGGAAAATCCATAATAGGAGAGGTGGTTCATGCCCTCCAGCACACCTTCCTTGGTGGGGGGCTGAACGTTCCCCCAGCCCTTTTCCAGTCCCTCCTGAGCGACCGACTCCACTATCTCTCTATACAGGGTGTCGGTGTCGGTGTTTCTGATGGCGAGACGGAGGAAGCCACCTTCGAAAGCTCTGGACACCCACATAAGGGACCGACTGGAGGAAACCAGAAATGGCCCTGCATCGGGGCCAGCAGGAGCAGGAACCCGGTCGAGCATGATAGGGGTCTTCTTGTGGTGGAGGGGAACGACCACCAAGAGGTTAGAATTCATCCGAACAACCTATGCCACCACGACTTCTTCACGGGCTCCAGACCCGTCTCACTCACAGGAACCACGCTGGTGCCGCTCTCAGTATGTGCCCGACCCCAGTTGGTCTCGGTGGTCTTGGGTTCCGGGGGGTCAGGCTCGCGTGTGGCGGCTTCCACGATCTTGTCGATCATGGACCGGGCCAAGTCCGCGTCCTCTTCGGAGTCTGCCCAAAGCATGACCCCACCCATACGACCCACGAGGGAGCCGTTGGGCATGAGGGGCTGGTCGGGCTGTGCCTCCAATACCCACATCAGAGCGGCCACGTCTGGGAACTGTTGAGCTATGACGTGGGTGGGGGAGACAGAAAAGAACTCCTTGTAGTCCGACTTGATGCTCTCCACTTCGTTGGAGGGCCACTCGCCGTCACCGAGGTGGCGAAATTTGGTACGCAGAATCTTCTTCACATGGCGATACTGCGCCTGCTGAAGTTTGCGTCTGATTTCGCCTTCTGTCTTCATCCGTTGCCCAACTTCCTGAAGGTAGCTCGACCCCCGGAATTCTTGATCCTGTAGGCCGTGTCTGCCGCCTCAACCAACGCGGGGTTGTGGGTCACACTAAGTATGTCCATCCCCAATCGGTCGCATAGCAGTGATAGAAAAGTACCCACACGAGGCACATAGTGTTCAGACACAGCAGCAAGCGACTCGTCCAGAAGGAGAAGTGGGCGCATGTTCCTGCGGTTCACCACGACTATCCGAAGCAGAACGGATTCTACAGTCGCGATTGAGCCCCCACACGAGTCGATGCAAGACCCCTCGGTCACGGTGCCATCTGGGAGCTTCTGAACGGTGGAGAGTTCAACTGAAACCTTCCCCCGTTTGACAGAGATCTCGGAAGACACAGACAGGTCCAGGTCGTCAAACACAGCCTGCAGGCCCTCCGTCAGGAGGCTTTCAACCGCCCTGACGTTGTTTATGACCTCTTTGTCTATCAGCACCCGGAACAGGTCGGAAACCCGCGCCAGAATCTCCGACTCCCCTTCCAGCTTTATGACCTTGGCCTCAGTGGAAGCCAAGGTGCTGGCACAGGAACTCCGGAGGGTGTCCAGCTGCAGATACCTCGACTTGATTTCCTCAAGTCTCAAAGAGGCACCCGATAGCGAAGGAATAGGAGTTGGCATCGTCGTCGGAGTCATCGTGGTACACAGAGACATACCCCTTGTCCCCGGCCTTGTACACCCCCACCCTCAGCTCAGACACATTGAAGAGCCCGAACAGGTCGATGAAGTAGTGGTAGTCGATGAAGAATTCAAGGTCCTCACCACCCTCTTCCGCCTGGGTGTGGATCATGGGATATGAGTCCTTGCCCCCAGCCGCAGAAGGCATGGAAAGGGTGACCGATTCCCCGCTGATGGAGAAGTGGGCGGTGTGGTGCCCCTTGGGAGCCGAAGCAGTCAGAACAGCCAACCCGGTCTGGAATTCCTCACTGTGGAGGTTGATGTAGGCATGGCACTTCTGGTCCTTGCCAGGAGTCAGGACCTTCGCGGGAAGAAGGGCGAGTCGCGCAACCCCGATGTAGGTCCCATCGGGCCTGACGAAGAAGTCGAATTCCGAGCCCCCGTCCTCCTTGACCCTCTTGGCTTCCTTGATGTAGATCGGGTTTTCCACCGTGTCCTTGTCCTCGATGAACTTCTGGATGGTGGAAATGTCCTTGAAGGGAACCCGGAGGTTCAGACCCTCGTACGGCAAACCGACGTTCACCACGCCCTTCTGGTCCGTAGCAGCCAGGGATTCGCCCCAAGCCACCAACTGGCAGTTTTCGGGCTTCAGCGTGTCTTCCTGTGAGACCATGATCCGACCTGCGGCGATGGCTCTGGAGAAAACCGGGGGGTCGACCTCGCAGCAATCTTCTGCCTGCTGGTAGAGGGAGTCCCACCCCCTGAAACCGTTTGGGTCGAGGCTGCGGAACTTGACCTTGCTCCTGCCGCACTTGGCGGTGACCTCACCGTCTTTGTGGGAAAGGGTGATGGCGTTGTTCCCGCTGTTGATGGTGTTGACCCACTTGATAAGCCGCCAAGCCTCCACGGTGAATCGCGGGTCCTCGTCTTCCTCGACCTCCGTGGTGCACGTCACGGGGCACACGGAGAACGTCCTGGTGGACTTGCTGAGGATCTCTGCGGACCCGTCCCTGACCCGGAACAGGAAGTGAGCAGAAATACCCCCCTTGCCCACACAAAGGTTGGCGATTCGGAGAGCGGAGAGAAGATAATCAGGAGCGACCTTGAGTTCCATGGTTATGCCTCGTACTTTTCAAGGGCAGAGGCGGCGTCCTCCAGCTTCGACTCGAATTCTTCGAGCGAGGATCTCAGAGCGGACTTCAACTTCTGCAGGGTTTCAGAGAGGGTGTCGGGGTCGAGATTGTTGTCGGAGATCTCTTTCCTGACGGCCTCCAGACGCGAAGCTGCTGCTTCCTTCTTTCCAGCGATCTTCTGGGACTTCGCCTGAAGCTTGTCCCTCTTCTCGATGGCGAGTTTGAGTCTGGTGTCATCGTCAAGGGTCTCTTCCATAATTAACCTCGTTTTGTCCAAATTACAACGGAAAATAACCCTCCGCACCCCTAAAGGGTGAAGAACTTGACCCCGCCTTCTTCTCTGGTCGGGTCTATTTCCAGCTCAACCGGGGCCTTCTTCTTGCGCTTGGCGGCGTTGGCGGCTCTCTGGGACTGACGTTCAGGGCAGACAGATTCGTAGTCGCACAGTCTGCACCTGGAAGGAACGGGGTTGGGGGCGAATTTCCCCTGCCTCATGGCCTTCTTCACTTTCAGAACGCGCTGCGCCAGACCCTGCAGGTCCTCTTCGTCGAAGTCGACCCATTCCACTCCAGTCTCGACCACCTCGGTCCCGTCCTCGGCATGGGTCACCATTCCGTGGGGGAACCTATACCAGACGAAAGCAAGACGGTTTGGCATCTTGTTGTACGACAGCTTGAACAAGAGGGCGTACCACCGGAGCTGGTCCGGGTCGGTGTACTTCATCTTCCATTTGGTGTTCTTGCCGTCGATGATCGTGATGCCAGTGTCGTCACGCCGGATTATGGTGTCGGCCCTCCCCCCGATGGAGGTCCACTTGTTGATCCAGCCGTAGATGTTGACTTCCGCCTTGGCATAGGGACCCAGAAACCTATGGGCCTTCATGGTCTTCAGATAGCCGTGAACCCCGTCTTCCACCACTTGAAGAGCTTCAGCGCGGGTTATCCTGGAGTTTTGCCAGTTGATGTTGTTGCGAGGCTTGGATTCCTGCCTTTCGAACTCGTCCCTGGCTATTTTCTGCATGGTTTCGAGGAGGTTCTTTGGGTTCTTGTAAAGCTCCCCGTTGTACATCCTCTCCACAGCGTACTGGATGGCTATTCCCATCACAGCATGCTCTTTGGAATCCTCTGACGGGTTTGGCTTGGGTCTTCCCACGCCTCCCCCACAGTCTATCCCGTCCCAGCCCTTTGTCCACAAGAGTAGCTGAGGACAATCCTCGTACATCTTGAAGTGGGACCAGTATAAGGTGGATGACTCGTTCACGGGGTACCTCCAGTGTCTACACTGTACCCACGTGCTCCAGATAGGAAAGGGCTCGCTCCTTCACTTCGTTGGGGACGTCGCCCATACCAGCCACCACGTCAGCGAGAGTTTCGCCGTCTTCGGGGGGTTGCAGGGACTCGCGTATGGCGTCCACAAACGAGTCCATTTCCATCTGTCTCCTGACCTGTCGCTCCCGACCCTCCACGTCAAACACTTCCTCTGCGGGACGGACGTTGAGTGGTGCAACCTCGACCTCGACCCCCTTCTCGGTGCAGCGGAGCACAGCCGCAGAAGGAATCCTATCGAGGTTGTCCTGCGAGAGCGACCCACGGGTCAGTGAGCCGATGTTCACGAACTGCTTGCCTCCCAGAGTCTCGACGCCTTGGTTCTTGTGCCAGTGGCCGAACAGGTACACATCGGGAGCGGTGTCCAAGAGGTCGGCGTATTTGATGATGTCCTCGCCCTCAAACATGGTGCCGCCCTTGTGGGAGGCGAGCACGTGGGCCACGCAGATCAGAATGTCCTCGTCGCCCTTCTCGATGGAGGTGAACCGCTCCATATCGTAGGACGTGCCGTGGTACGGGACACCGACCACGCGGACGGTGACCCCACCAGACCGACGGAACACAGCCTCATGTTCGTCATACAGCCGCTTGAACACGCCCGTCGAGTACAGGACGCCCAAAGGCTGCTGCGGCAGGAAAGAATAATCGCCGTATACGGAGTCGTGGTTCCCCGGTGTGCAGTAGACCGGGCACGGATAGGTGCTGTGGTGCTCTGCCGTCCGGTTGACGAGCGCATGGCTGTTCCGACCGGGGGACTTGATGTGGAAGAAGTCACCGCCGTCGATGATAGCGGCGGCATTGACCTCACGGGCGAGGTCACGAACTTGCCCGAGTTTGTCGAACACGGCATCGGTCCAATCGTCCGTGCGGGACGAGGGTGCTCGGTCGGACAGGTGAACGTCGGTGCGCCAAACGAGGTTGATGCTCACGGGTCACCCACCCGACAGGAGGTCGATGAACTTCCCCCAAGAAACGAACTTGCCATTTTCTCGGCGGGTGCGGCCTTTGCACCAGGTCAAACCGGACTTGGTGATGACCAGATCCCCAAGGTGGGAACCGTCTGTTTCCCGAACTTCGATCTCGATGCCCTTGTTCTTGATGGGTATTTCCACCGAGAGTTTCTTTACGCTAACTTTCATACTGAAGCTCCTGTGTTGGAGTGTACCGTGTTGCAAACAGGGCACATACCCATTTCCCCCAAGATGGAGGACACTTCGGATTCCGAGTCTTCAAATTCAGAAAGGCAAAGAGTGAGGGATTCTCCCAGTGTCTGGATCTCCCTCTGGAGAGCACCCAGGGATTCCACGAACCCCGACACCATGGTCAAAGATTCGCTGAGTCGTTCGACCTCCCCAGAATCCGGGATTTCCACTTCACAACCCACAAGACTCGAAAGCAGGGCTTCTGTGTCCCCCAGCTTCGAAGCGAACCCTTGTACGGAGGCTATACTGTCCGATAGGGTCTGCAGACCCGAAGGATCTGGAAGGGAAACGGACACGAACCCTTCGAATCGATCCAGGTCCTTGGTGGAGGATTCCAGTCTGGAAGACAATCCGGTGACCTTCCTCACAGCCTTACCGAGTCTCTGAACCCTGGTTGGGTCAGGAACGATCTCTGTATCAAAATCAGAGTACAAATCGTGAGAAGTCCTGGAATCGTCGTAGGAGGACTTCAGCCCCTCCAGCTTGGAGATCTCGGATTCCTTGGACTTTATGGTGGTGTCCATGAGGGACAGGTCCTCTACCAATTCCCCCACTTCTCCCAGACCATCATACTTCGACAACTCTTCGGTCTGTTCCTGGACGTCCTTCCTGCGAATCTTCAACTCGGAGTCCACGGACCTTTTGTCCTTCTCCGAGGCTTTCAGCGCCGCCGTCAGCGAACCCACTCGCTCCACGTCAGACAGAGCCTCTGCGGTAGCCGAACCGGGCCTGTTGACCAAGAACAAAGAGCCATCGAATTGATCCGCGATCTGTGGCCAGATCCTGTCGGAAGCCGCCCTGACCTCTTTGACCCCCAGGTCTTCCACCTCCGGTGGGACGCCACTCCCGACCCCAGCCAGTTCTTTCCCATTCAACAGATACCTGTTGATGGTCTTGCCCTTCTGGTTGGGTTTCTCCCAGCCCTTCTCCCAAGTCACGGTTGTGCCATCATCAAATACGAGGGTTACGCTGAGGTAAGCACAACCGTGACGCACGAGAGCACCAGCAGGGGGGTTGGTGAAAACCCCCTTGATGGCTCTGATAGCGGCTGTCTTGCCACTATTGTTGATTCCAGTTATGACCGTTAGTCCGTCCACAACCAAGGTCGCGTCTTCAATGGACTGGAAATTTTTGATTCTGACTTCAACGGCCATCACTCACCTCAGATGTCCAGCCCGCCGAATTCTTCCTCTTCGGAGTCCTCTTCGAAGCCCTCCAGGGATTTACCAGCCCCAAGCAGCGGAGTTACCCTCTGGTGGAGGGCATCGCGATGGGCCTCGTTATCCACAAAGTGCTTGCGGAACTTTTCCACCCCGAGAACCTTAATGGGCCCGTCAGGTCCGTCTTCCCAATTCAGCCAAGAACCAGAAGCCTTGATGATTCCGTGTGCCTTGGCGATTTCAATCAGGGTGCGGATGTTGTCGATACCCTCCCCCCAACGAATGTAGAACAGTTCCTGTCGACCCTGCGACTTGGAGAGTTTGTTCTTGATGGCAGTAGCCCGGATGATGCCACCGATGACCCGCTCGTCGGCGCGGTGGGTGAGGAAGTTGTGCTCCTTGGACTTCTCGTTCTTGATGCGAGTCAATTCCAGACGAACAGAAGAATAGAACTTCCAAGCGTTACCACCCTGGGGCTTGGTCTTCTTACCCATCTGAGCCATGGTAGCTCGGACCTGGGAGATTCCAACGATTGCGGTTCCGGTCTGGGCAATCAGATTCTTGAGGTTGGGGAGTTCCTGAGACCAGATTGACTGGAGTTCCGCGATCTTCCCCTGCTCTGCCACTTCCATGGCGTCACGCTCAGCGATGCGCCTCGGAACAGCAGAACCAACGGAGTCAAATACGACCAAGTCCACACCAGCGGCTGCGAATGCCATGGCATACTTGATTCCGTCTTCCAACGTTTCCGGCTGAAGAAGCTCGAATTTGGACTCGTCGTTGATGGGGACACCCAGGGCTGCGGCATAATCGGGGACAATGTCGTTCTCCCAATCGATGTAGACTGCCGTCCCTCCCTGGCGGCAAACCTCAGCAACGGCTTCCAAGCAAAGAGTGGTCTTTCCTGCGGACTCGTGACCCCAGACCTGAGCGACACGACCACGGGGGAACCCCGGACAGGGTGCGACCCCAAACATGTTGGGTTCCCCACCAATCAGAAAGTCGATGGTGATCGAACCGGAGCTGATGTGGGGGAGACTCTGCTTCAGCACGTCGTCGTTGAGTGCGACCCGGATGTTCTCGTATTCCTTGCCCCGCTTCTTCCGGAGGTGTTCCCTCATCTTGGTGATGGGGTCGTCCTGCATATCGCGGAATCTGGTTCCCTTGTTCTTGCTTGGTGTTGCCATGGTGTTTTCCTATTTTGAGGTGTTGGACCACAAAAAGAACCTGTCATTCTCGCGGTGAACAACACCCCGCTTGACAGTCTTGCCAGCTTTTTTGCCCCGCACGTATGTGTGGACCCTGTTGAAATACCGATTCTCGGTCTTCGTCAAATCCCCTTCGAAGATGTTCCCGTCGTAGAACCCCCAAAACCTCGCGGAGAGGACGGCTATCAGATAAGCGTCCGCTTCGTTATGGTTCATCCTGGCATCACAGTCCTTCTGTGCTGCCTCCACCATATCGGCCTTGTCCATAGGCCACTTTGGTGGTCGGTCGATGGAATCCCTGGCGTGGGCTTTGACCTGAGGCGGGGACCAGAAAACCGTGTCCATACCCCTGGATTTCAGAGCCTCACAGGAGTACAGGAAAAGACCGTACATTCCAGAAGAGAACATGCTGTCGAATACGGGGAACTCAATCCCGACTCTGTCCGGTTTGTGTTCGTCCAGCAGGTTTTGAAGACTGGTGCGGAAGAAGCAGTATCGCTCCACGAATTCCATACTGGACTTGGTACGGAAACGCCCCCTGCTGACACACCTGTCCCGGTGGCCAGAGGGGGCGGTAGTATCGAGTACTGCCCATCCGTAGTTGGTCAGGGATGGGTCGAGCCCCAATACTTTCATCTGGGGCCTCAGATTTCGAGGTCGTCCAGCATGGACTCCATCTGCTCGGCAGAGGTGGAGTTGGTGGGGGAGGAAACCTCCTCTCCCAGCGCCTCGCGGACCTCGTCCAAGGTCATCTCCCGACCGAACTCACGACCGATCTTGTCGAAGACCTTGCGAGCCTCTGCGACGATGTTGGCACCGATCTTCTGGAAGCCCTCGTTCTTCGAATCGAGGTACATGCGGAGGCAGCACTTCGGGTCGGAGACCATGGTGAACGACTGGTACTGCCCGTCGCTGCAGGTCATGGACAGGTCGTGCTTCGGAAGCGGGAACTTCTTGTGGCAGCGAGCGAGGTCGGGGTAGCGGGTGGCCGAGAGGATCCAAGGCATGATCTTGTATCCCTTGCCCTTCTTGAAGGACTCGACGTCCAGCTCGCCCTGACGGTCGGTGGGCCAGACACACAGAACGGTGCCGACGTAGTGGCGGGCCTCCTTCTTCAAGAGGGCCTCCATGGCCGACTTGTTGGCGTCGTCCACGATGACGTGGCCCACGCCCTGCTTGTAGATACGGTGGGCGGAGGCGAAGGCGGGGTTCGCGCCCTCTGCGGGGAGTCCGTCTTCGCCGTAGTCCGTGAAGGACACGAAGGAGACGAGGTAGGTGCGGCCAGTTTCACCCTTGAAGCGAGTGACCTTCTTGCCGATGTTGTTGTCGTCCTGACCGAACGTGAAAGTGGTGACAGGCATGATGTGGAATTCTCCGGTTTGAGTTTAAGCGCTTGGCTGTTTCTGCAGTTGCGCCGAGATTTTGTTACATCCTGTGTGGAGAGGACATACCCCCCATCACAGGTTCATGCTTTCGAGGATGCTCTCAATGCTATCGGGGGAAGCACTCTTCGTCCCGTTGGAGTGGTCCTTGATGGCATCGAGGAAGGAGTCCATGACTTCATCCGATTTGTCACCAGCAAACTCCTCTTCGGAGTCGTTGGGGGCGGGAGTGGATTCCTCTGCCGATTCCTGTGGGTCCGGGGCTATGACCTCTGAATCCGTGACCTCCGGTGCCTTGGAACCGGAGAACAGGTCCTGCAGATCCCGAATGGTCTGCTTGGGAACCTTCGGGGTGTTGTCGAGGTCAGGGACTTCGGTGCCGGGAGGGGGTTTGCTTCCCCACTTTGCCCCCAGCCCGATTTCCTCGTGGCACAGCTTGATCTGGTCGCGAATCCGTCCCTGCAAGTCCTTCAAATCGGCCCGTTTGGACTTCACAACCGAAAGCACAGCTTCGAGGTTGGACAGGCTCTTGGCAAGGTTGTTGAGTTCTCTGGCCTGCTCCAGCAGCTTCCCGGTCGCGATGGCGTCACGGTCGGCAACATTCCGACCAGCCATGACCTCCGGGTCGTTGGCGTACAGGTGCTTCTTGTCGATGTCGAATTCAAGTTCCAGAGTCCTGTGGCTGGTCTTGAAATTCTGCAGAAGCTGGGACACGTGCAAGTAGATCCGCTCGCACTCGGTGAGCATACCCCTTGCCGTGGCGATCTTTCCGTTCAGACGCTTGGGGCCGAACTGGAGAGGGTCTCCGTCCAGTTCCACCTCCATGGTGGCCAATCTGGAGAACACAGAGTCCAAGAAGGAGGGTTCCAGAGTGGGGAGGGTGGAATCAGTCATTTCCACCTTCCGGCAGAATGCGGTCGATGTGGGCGATGGTGTTGGCCCGGATCTCTCGAACCTTGGCGTGGAAAGCGTTCTCCGAGATAGCGCCCTCGGTCAGGGCACTCCGCCAAGCGGCGATGGAGGCTTCCTTGTTGAGGATCTGCTGAGCAATCTGGGCGTCGATGATCGACATACCAGCCGAAGACTGCTCCTGAGTGGTGAGGGTCAGATCCTCGTCTGCCCCCATGCCCCCGGCGTCGTCCTGAACGCTGTTCCAGGCGGCGCTCATACCAACGAAGAAGTCACCCGATTTCTTCGTCTTCACCGCACGGGTGCTGGTGACCTTGGTGATGGTGAGACCACCCTTCACGCGGTTGACCGCATCCTGAATCTGCTTCTTTCGGTTCATGACTAAACCTCCAATGATGGAGAGTTATACAGGCACATCAGACCCTCCTTATCCTCTCAGCCAGCAACGAGTTTCGGCTGTCCTGCACATCGTTCAGAACGGCTTTGGTGAGAGCGGACTCTTCGCCGACCAGGATGACTTTCTTTTTGGCACGGGTCACAGCGGTGTAGATAAGGTTCCTCTGGAGCTGCCTCCCGAACGAACCCATGATGGGAAGAACAATGGTGTCGTACTCCTGCCCCTGGCTTTTGTGGACCGTCTGGGCATAGGCGAGGCGAACAGGAATAGGCCCCTTGGTGTACGGATATCTGACAAGCAAATCCCTGACTCCCCCACCGGAGAAGATCCTCAGCTCTATCTCCTTTGCCCTCCTGTCGATCCTCGACACTTTCCCCACGTCACCGTTGTATACACCCTTGTTGTAGTCGTTCTTGGTGACCATGATCCGGTCGCCTTCCCGTATAACAGACCCCATGACCCGACACTCTTTGGAGCCAAAGGAGGGTGGGTTGATGGCGACCCTCAAAACCTCGTTGAGGTTGGTGACCCCGGCGTCGCCCATGTGTCTGGGGGACAGAACCTGAAAATTCCGCTTGGCTTCGAAAAGCCGCGAGCTGACGGCCTTGATGATGTCGCAAGCTTCAGACTCAGAATTGCAGGGTATGAGCTTGAAATCCTTGCTGCCGGAAATCTTGGGGGTCTTGCCGACGTGGATGTCGTGTGCCGCCGCGATAATATCGGAGGTGTTCTCCTGCCGGAAGATATCAGACAGGTGAGTGTGGCAAAATCGCCCGGATTTGACCAGACTTCGAAGAACGTCCCCAGCCCCAACGGAGGGAAGCTGATAGGGGTCGCCCACCATGACTATTCGACAGTCCTTCTTGGTCCCCATGAGAATGCGGTAGAGCATGTGGAGGTCCACCATCGAACTCTCGTCAACGATGATGACGTCTGCGGGGTGGGGGTTTTCAGGACCGAATTCCCAAACTTGGTCCTTGGTGCTTGAGGTGTCCTCGGAAGAGGAACTGCTGGTAATACCAACGTAGGAGTGGTCCCTGTCCTCGGTGCTGAAACCCTTGGCAGAGAAGGCCCGGTGAACGGTGGAAGCCCCAGACCCGGTCACATTGGCCATTCGCTTCGCAGCGATACCAGTGGGAGCGACCAGAAGATAGGGGACAGAGAGGTCTTTCAGAACCGAAACCACGGCTTGCAGGGTAGTTGTCTTTCCGGTTCCGGGGAGCCCGGTGAGAATAGAAACAGACTCGACCACAGAGTCAACAGCCGCTTTGACCTGAGTATCAGTCAGGGACATACTGCGGCCCGCAGACCACTTCCTGACCTCTTCCTCAGCAACTTCACGGTCTATACCGCTCTCGGCGCTACACCTGCTCACAAACTCTTGGGCACAGAAGACCTCCATATCCTCAACCCAAGGGTCGTACAGCGCTGAGGACTCCCCCAGCTTCCTTTCCAAAGTGAGTTTCTTCTGTTCGCACAACTGCTTGATAGCGTTGGCTATGTCGGCGTTGGAACAGCTCCCACCCGGCACCATGGAGTTGACCTTGTACACGACCTGACCGGGGCTGGCGAAGGAGTGCCCGTCCCTGTAGATCGAGGAAACGGAGGAAAGAACGGCACCTCTGATCCTGCCTGGGTTGGTCAAGGGGACCCCAAGCCTGACCGCCACCTCGTCTGCCTGAGTGAAGGTGATTCCCGGCACCCGAACGAGAACCCAGGGGTCTTCGGTGATCTTGCTCTCAAGCTCGTCTCCGAGAATCCTCCAGACGCTACCAGCGACCTTGGAGGGGACCCCAGAGTTGGCGAGGAAGTGGGCGGCTTCGAACAGGGTGCGGGTGCTGTTCCAGCGGGATAGGACGAATTCTTGGGTGAACTCGTCGAGGTCGCTCTCAGTCAGGTCGCCCCCATTCAACAGGTCGTACAGACTCTGGTTCTTGATGGAGGCTACGGTCCGAAGACTTGCGCGGACTCCGGGACCGACCCCGTTGGAACTCAGGACGCTGAGAACCTTCGGGTCATCCCATTCACCGCTGTCCACAGGACTCTTGGTGACAGAGACCTGCTTGCCATAGGTGTCATGCTTGGACCATTTCCCCTCAAAGGAAACCCAAGTCCCTATACTGATGGTCTGGAGGGGGAAGTTGCCCTTGGCAGTGATGATGGTCCCGTCGTCGGACCGAACCTTCACGATGTGGAAGTCACCGCTGCTGTAGTGCACGGTCTGGACTCTTCCGCTGAAGGTACTGACACTCATAGAATCTCCCTAAGCCCAGAAAGCAGGGCTTCGAGTTGTTGAGCCTCGGCCTCAAGGTCACCAATAGACCCAAGGTCTTCCGGGACACCACTCGGAATTTCAAGCTCTCTCAAAATGACAAGTCTGCCGTGGTGGCCTTCCATGAACTGGAAAGGTACAGCCAAATCACCCACGTTCACACCCTCCTCGTCCAACGAGAGGTTTCCTTCGGACTGGAAGCTGAACATGTACTCAGGGTCCTCTGCGTGTCCAAAAGGACAGCCCTCCCCCCATTTGCAACAGCCACCGCCAACTGCGGTTGGGTCTGGGGGGCCTGGAGGATAGTGGTGTACACTGAGGTCGACCACAGAGTCTTCGAACGCGCTGATTTCCTTCAGAAGGTCAACGTGTCCTTCTTCGGTCTGGACCATGGGTTGACCCTCTTTGTCTTTCCAGAACAGGCCAACAATCACGAGAATCGGCTTCACCTTTCCCTTCTCTTCATCCCGGATTTAAGGAACTTCAGGTTCTGGGAATAGTCCAGTGCCGAAACCTTTGCGTATCCCGAGAAGTAAGCGGTCTTCAGCTCCCTGACTACTCTTGAGTCTTGTTCTTCAAATACAAATGTGAACACGCTTCCCGAATCCTCTATACCGACCATGGGAACCTTGGCGGATAGAAGATAGGCGGCGAAGTAGGTATCCGAAGTTCTAAAGGGCATGTGCCCATTATACCCGGATACAGATCGGCCCCCGCACCCTTCCAGGTCACCCAGGAAGGACGGGGGCCGAAATGATCCCTTAGACTATTTCACTGGGAGGTGAGAGCCGTACCCTGGTAGTCGTAGACAACCAGAGCGGGGTTGGCGGTTCCGTCGTACTCGAAGGTGCTCAGGGCGAAACTGGCGAGCTGACCCTCACCGCAGGACATCTGCAGGGAGCCGGAGCTGTACATCTGGCGGTACTCGCTGTCGTTGGTGAACGACCCGAGGGCGGCACCAGCACCGAGGCCGCCAACGGTGGAACCGGAGGGGAGGGTGTACTCAGCGCCCGAGAGGATCTTGAGAAGCTCCTTGAGGGAGCCGTTGGAACCAGCAGCGTTGGTGAGGGTGGTACCAGCGCCAGCACCACCACTGGTGACCATGGCAGCGTTGATGTCGATGCTGAGGCCAGAATCCATCTGGGCGATGAAGGCCAGGGCTGCAGCGTTAGCAACAGTAACGGTGATGGTGACACCCGAAACTTCGTCAATGACGTGGTCGATCAGGTAAGCAGCCACTCCCGTGTATTCAGCCACGGTAGCATTTGCGACGAGAGCAGCCAGAGTGCTGTTGGTTGCTCGGCTGCCGAGGTAACCAGACTGACCAGCAGAATCGTAAACGAGGCTGCGCTGGGAGGTGTTGGGACGAACGTCAGTCCACTGGAGGGCTCCAGCGGGGATGTCGGTTCGGATTCTGCAAACGTATGCGGTGTGTGCCATGGTGAGTTTCTCCAGTGAAAGGGATCACTACTTTAGGAAGTTAATCAAAGACCTAACGAGTTAGTGGGATATCCCGTCTATGGCCGAAAGGTACAGCTCGAAGGTCGGAGTGGCCCCGTCGCCGTGAAGGAACAGATGCGAAGCCCCAGCTTCAACAAGGGTGCGAGAGGTTCCGGCACCCACAGAAAACTCCGGCATACCAGGTGAAGTGCCAACAAAGAGAGCCGCACCACCGGAATTGACTATCTCCAGTCGGTCCCCGAACTTGGAGAACTTGATCTCCATGGCCCCCTGAGGAGGAACTCCGCTCGTGGTGGAGGCGACGTTTGGCGCGGTACCGGAGAGGTACACGACCTTCCTGGAAGAGGAGTAGAAGTCGGGGGGTGGGACCACCAGTATGGGCCCCTCTGGACCAGAAGCCCCGGTGGAGTCCACTTCGGTGACCCTCAGGAAGGAAATGGCCCCGTCACCCGGAACAGTCGCAGATGCGAAGTCATCCAAATTGAAGGAGGCTCTGGTGAGGCCCCTCACGGATTCGTCAGTCCGATTGACCTTGTTGCGCTTGAGGGTCATGGAACGGAAGTATCCGCCCCTCGACACAGTGAAAAGCTGGGTGGTGCCAGCAAAGGCAGTGGTCAAACTCGTAGCAGCTCCCACAACGTAGGAGGAGACGTTGGACTTGGAAGGAACAGAAAGCTCTATGATGCCTCTGTGCCTTTCTATGAGATTCGGTGTGGAAGGCATTGTTATCTCCTCCCTTAGAACCCCGATAAATCCCCCAACGAACCGACGTTACTTCTTCTCTTTCGCCGCGAGTCTGTCGTATCCGCTGGTGTCTTTGCCCTTCGAATTTGCGAGCTTGCTCGCCTCAGACCAAGAGTCCACCTGCTCACCATCGACGTTGGGGGCGAGCCGGACCCCACCAGAACCGTCGTTCTTCCGTTCCTGTTCCTTGATGGTAAGACGCCTGTTCTTCTCTGCCATCTGGCGCTTGATCCTCAGGTTCTTGCCTGACCACCCGTTGCCCTTCAGTATGAAGTTGGGGAGGGTCACCATCTTCTTGCAGGGACCCTCGTCGCAGTTGGGGCAATTTTGTGGCTCGTCGTATCGAGATATAGGCAATATCTTCTCGAAGTCGAGAGCGCACTGCACACAGTGGTAGGCATAGGTGGGCACTTTATTTCCTCCTGCGTGGAATAGTACCCGCCCTACAAAGAAGCGGAGACTTCTTCGCTCTTGGCGTCGAGCCAATCACCCAATTCACAAGAACCGCCCATGCAAGCAAGCTCCTGTGCACCCGTACCCATGTCCTCAACCTCGTAGGAGGGAAGGAGGGAATAGTCGATGTGGGGGAAGCTCTCGCTGAGGCGGTTGTACTCTTCTTCGGTTATGGTCTCGTAGGGTCCCAGTTCGTACTTCCCGCCGTCGTAGGGGAGGAAGGAGAGTCCGGTGACCTTGTTGAAGTTCTCGTAAAGCCAGTCACCGACTCCATCCCACTCGTGGTCCCGAACGTAGACGGTGGCAGACTGGTTGTGTCCCTTGACCGAAAGCCAAGTCTCCATGATGTTGAGGTAGCGGTTGAGCTGCTCGATGGCAGTCTCGTCGTCTCTGGTCATGCAGCCTTCAGGCGATTTGACCGGGAACTCCGCAACCCACCTAGGGCACTCCTCGTCGGGGAGGTTCTTGTACGAGTTGTCCTTGAAGACCGGGACCCCGGCATCCTTGATAAGACTGAAAAGGGGGTCCCTGTTGTTGATGCGAACTCTGCGGATGTAGAACTTGCTCCAACGGGTATGGAAACCGCTTGCGCAGTCCACTGCCTGAGAGGAGTTACCGCTGGGCTTCCCACAGGTGATCATGGCTGGGACGTTTATGTCCAGATGCTTCGCAGCGACGTACGCAGTATCCCTGGCGACCGTGTTGAAGTAGGCCATGGCCTCGTTGTCACCAGAAAGGGCGGGGTTGTCACAGTGGCCCGTTATATCCACACCGAGAAGCCTGTCCTCTTCACAGTGCTGCTTCCAGGCAGGGCGAAGATACGGGAACTCGGTGAAGCTGGACTGTATGGCACCGATCCAGGTGGCGACCCGGATCTTGGCGGCGAAAGTCTCCTTGGTGTCCCAAGAACGCATGACAGCTGCAGAGAGGTTGCAAAACTGACCCCCGCCGCCTCTTCCGGTCCAGGGGCACTCGGCCCTCTTGAAACGGAGCAGGATTTCCCCACACGGGTTGGAGCGGCAGTCACCCCGGCGCTCAGAACGCTTGTGGTGGGGGAACATGTAGAAGCCGCGCTCACCAGACCCGGAGTTCCTGAGAGCAGTCCACTCCTTGTCGAAGGTCTTCCGGTCTGGACGCTCAGACCAGAATCCGCTGAAGTTCGCCACGTATCTGTAACTCGGAAAGTCGCCCCGGCTCCAGTCCTTGGCGTGACGCATTTCCTCGTCGTCAGGGTCGGAGAAGCAAATAAGGGCAGCACCCCGGACTCCCCCTGCCTTGACTATTTCCCCGATCATGCAAGCTATGTCACTGACCTCTATGGACCTGAGCTTGCGACCCCTCGCGTTGTCCAGAAGGTTCTGACAGAAATCGTGGAGGTCCTTCAGCGGCTTGGGTCCGGAAGCTCTGCCACCCTTGGTCTTGCACCTTGAGCCTTCCGGACGGACGAGAGAATAGTCGAATGTGACCTTGCTTCCCTTCCACATGTAGGTCAATCCCTCAAACAGGGAATCCGCCCATCCTGCCGTGCTGTCCTCCACCGTGATGTGGTGGGTGTGTCCGTTGGAGGGATAAACCTTAGGAAGGTTGTCCACGAACGTTCTTTCGACGGAGTACCCCACACCAGTCCCCATCATCAGGATGTAGAGCATCTCGGAGAATGCTCTGAGATTGTCGAGCGGGAGGAAAGAGCAGTTGTAGATCATGGTGTTGTCGGTCTCTGCCGCTGTACCCGCAGACCACAACGCTCGCATGGAGGGGAGTGTGTTCATGGTCCGGATTCCAGACCGTATCTCTTCCAGTATTTCGGCTGGTATGTCACGGTGCTTGGAAATGAAACTGCAGTATCTTTCTACCGTCTCCGGATAAGTCTCCCTCCGGCCCAAATCGGGGTTCCACCTGGAGTAAGACCGGGTGATTACGAACTGAGACAACTCATTGGGAAAGACAGAAAGACCATTAGCAGAATCAGCCACCGCTACACCCCTCATTCGATTTGTTTTTTT